CTAGCCTTGTAGTTCCTTAAGTTTGTTCTTCAAATGTTCGTTTGACCAATACAATGCGTAGTAGTCATAGTCAAGGGAGAATCTCTTCATATGCTTGACGGTTGCCCCAGTGTGTGCGTGTAGCGGAATCCCTGCTGCCTTCATTCTACGGAAGAAGATAATGTCCTCACCAATGAAATGGTCGTCCTGTCCATCGCCAGTCTCCATAAACATACCCTTGCCAGGGTGTGCTTCACGAAGTTTAGGAATGATTGACTTGTGCATTAAGACAAATCCAAAGCCAGCATTATCAATCTTGATTACTTCATCTTGCGGTAGCGGATGCACGTACTGAATCTGATACTCAGATACATCATTGAACAAGACTGGGTATGGCTTCATCAGGCTACCCTCATTCTCCTTAGAGATGAAGTAGACACCGCTAACGACAGGGCGGTTAATCTTGTCTGCTGTCTGCCATAGTTTCTTCATACTATCTAGGTTCAAAACAATGTCTGAGTCAACCCAGAGTAGCCAGTCTGTCTTTATCTTGTCAGCCCAATGGTCAAACAATACTTGGCGTTGTCTGCCAATCTGATTGCCTTGTACTCTAATTGTGGTATGTATTGGCATACCATTAGGGCCACCAGCAACTAGTGCTGTGGCTAGTCCTTCTGTAAATTTGCCATCGGTGGTGCCGTTATCGCACCAACCGAGGGCTACTGTATCTGACTTACCTATCATTGTCCCCTTGCTTTCTTTAGTTTTCTATTGCTAGTGTAGGTGTTACTTCTTCTACATCAATTACTGGCTCTGCTGCGATGAACTTATCTAGTTCTGCATCATAAGTATCACCAATGCCAGCAAACTTGCTTCTAATATTAGAGTTATATGATGTTTGAATCCAGGTTCCACCTAGTCCACAGTCATCAGCAAGGAATTCTTGTCCTCTGTGTTCTTGTGAGTCATCAACTACAAGCACTCGGATAATTTTGTTGTTTTCATCTAACTCTGCAAAATGTGCCATTATGTATTCTCCTTATTCAAACCAAGTAACGATACAAATGCCCGAACCACCTGCGCCGCCAGTTCTTGGGCTAGCACTAGTAGATGCGGAAACGCCGCCGCCGCCGCCGCCTGTATTTGCTATGCCAGCACCAGGGCTAGTGGATGAAAAACCGCCACCATTTGAACCGCCACCTATAGCACCTTGACCACCACCTGCACCGCCGCCACCAAATCCATAAGAACCTGGACCGCCGATATGCCCGGCAAGAAAACCTGCTGAAGAAATGTTTTGAACCCATGAGGAGCCAGCACCAGAACCTTCGCCAATACTGCTTCCACCGCGGCTGTTTACTCTACCAAAATTTCCACCGTTAGCCGTTACAAGTGCGCCAAATGTTGAATTGCTTCCGCCAGTACCATCTGCCCCTACACCACCTGCACCACCGCCACCAATTGTAACTGTTACAGAAGAGCCTGCTGAAAGTTGAACAATTCTTTTAATAACAGCACCACCGCCACCACCACCGCCGCCGCCTGTACTGTTGGCATCTGTAGTACCAGCACCACCACCGCCACCCCCAACAAGTAACACTTCTACCCAACCATTATAGGTTGAAGCGGTTGTTGCAGTGAAAGTTCCAGTTGATGTAAAAACTTGTTGTTTTGCACCTTTAATGCTAGCAGCACTTGCTGCAGGAAATACTGCGATACCCATATTATGCTACCTCCACGCCTGAGATGTGGAAATTAACAGTTGTTGCCGATGCTCCACCTTGGATTGTTTCTGTTGCATTTAAAACTTGCTTTAAGTCAACATAGACTGTTGAATTTGCTGCAATAGTTGTCGCTTCGTGGATACGAGTTCCAGCAAGCGCCAAAGTAAATGTTGCTGAGGTTCCAGCAGTATTACAAATTGCCATATTTGTTACTATAGTTGTTGTCGCACTAGGCACTGTATACAAAGCAGTTGTTACTGTCGTTGTAAAAGCACCTCGTGCTAGTCGTTTAGTTGTTGTAGCCATTACTCAGCACCTTCCAATCCAGCAAGTTCTGCACTATGGGTATTGATTGCAGCCTCAAGGATTTCAAGAGCCTTGTCTGCTACTGCTACTCCGTCAGAGTCGCTTAGCGCCTCACAAGTAACTTTGTTTAATGAATGTTGGTATGCCTCAGCAGCAAACTGTGCAATTCGCTGTTGCAGGATACCTCTTTTTTGTTCTGCTGTTAGCAGGGCTGTATAGTCTATAGCCATTATTTACTATTTCCTTTCCTAGTTGTTAGAGCCAAGCGCCCATTATAACGAATAGTTCTACATCTTCTCCATTGACAGACAAGCCACCAGTGTTGGTTCCTCCACCAGTACCAGTTCCAACGTTGACATTACCAGATGCATCAATACTTGCGCGGCTTGTTCCGCCAGTCATTAGGTTAAGAGTTGAACCGCCAACATACAATGGTTGATATGATGCAATTCCAGTATTATCTACGCCTTCTACATACGCAGCACCTGCTGTTGTTCCTAATCTAACGGCTCTAGCAGTTCCAGCAAAAACTGCTGTAATGCTTGAATCTATTCCTGGAGTTACGGCTAAAGTTCCATCACTTTTAATCCTTGTAAGATTTGTTCCAGCGCTATTCTGAATCTGCAACAAATCACCAGACTGCGATGCAGCACCACGAATAACTGCGCCAACATTGGATGCAGCAGTTGATACCACACCAAACTGTTGGGCAACAGAACCTGAGCCAAGAGTTAGTGATGTTGAACCAACTGTGGTTTGACCTGCAAAGTAGTTAGCAGCGGTGCCGTTCATATATGCGTTCCACACACCAGATGCTGCTGCAAGGTTTCCATAGAAACCATAGTTGTTAGTAGCACCTGTTAATGTAGATTGAACCAAATAACCAAACTGGCTTCCTACAGTAGAACTTGCTCCTATTGTTGTTGTACCAACAGCAATATGAGTTAATGATGTAAGATTAAATGTTGTTGCTTCTGTAGTTGGAGCAATACGCAAACCGTAGTAAGTGCCTGTAACATCTGATTTAATTGTTTGGTCAACATACATACCGTAACCAGTTGTTGCACCAGTTGCATCTCTACCTAATATAAAAGCAGTTGCTGTGGTTGGTGTGGTACCAATACCTATTGAGCCACTGCTACTAATACGCATACGCTCTGCAGAAGTACCAGCAGAATCAGTAGTTAAAAAGACTAAACGACCAGGAACTACACCGCTTGAAGGAGTGGCATCAGCGTTTGCTCTAATTACTGCAGATTGTTGCCAAGCAGTTCCGTCATCTCCATAAAACACTAAGTCGCCTAAAGTATCACCTGAATTGACTGTTGTGTAAGTTCCAGTTGTTGTTGAGCGACTCTTATGAAGTGCAACTCTTGAACCTATAGAAGAAGCATACATTCCATAAAGAGCAAGTGGATAACCGCTTCCAGTACCAACAATGCTTTCAAGAAATGCTCCGCTACCAGCAGTAGGGTATCCATTGTTTCCTATAATTAAACGACCAAGGTGGTCAACTATAAATGGAGTTGAATCAGGATTAGTTGAATCTTCAACAAGAAGTGAATAGCCTGTACCTGTATTAGTAATACGGAATACATCAGCAGTACCAGCATTGGTAAATGTGTTTAGACCAGTAAAGTCATTGTTACCAGCAAGGGTTGGGAAACCAGAGGTAGATACTGCTACCTGCTCCCAAGCACTTGTGTTGCCGTTGTATACAAACATAACACCGCTTGTGGTGTTGTAGTACAGCACTCCGCTTGTTAGCGGATTGCCATCATTGTCTACAGTTGGGGCAGAAGCCTTTGGTCCTAGGTATCTGTCATCAAAGGAGTCAAATGAAGCAGCAGCACTATTAGCAGAAGTTAATGCAGATGCTGCCGAAGTGCTGGCGCTGTTAGCGCTAGTTAAAGCAGATGATGCTGAAGTTGCTGCACTTGATGCTGACGTTGCCGCATTTGTTTCAGATACCGCAGCACTTGAAGCAGATGTAGCAGCAGCAGTCGCTGATGCGGCTGCGGATGTAGCACTGGTTGCAGCATTAGTTGCACTTGTAGATGCAGCAGTTGCTGAAGCAGCAGCGCTTGTTGCGCTAGTTGCAGCAGCAGTAGCGCTAGCAGATGCTGAAGTCGCTGAGGTAGCAGCAGCAGTTGCACTGGCTGCAGCAGAAGTAGCGCTGGTAGCAGCAGCACTGGCTGAGGTAGCCGAAGCAGTCGCTGAGTTAGATGCGCTAGTTGCTGAAGTGCTTGCTGAGTTAGCCGATGTTAAGGCTGAGGATGCTGAGGTGCTAGCCGAAGATGCAGATGTTGCTGCTGCGGTAGCAGAGTTAGCAGCCGTAGTAGCAGATGCTGCAGCGCTTGTGGCGCTGGTTGCCGCTGCTGTCGCAGAAGCCGCTGCAGAGGTTGCAGAGGTGGCTGCTGCTGTGGCTGAGGCAGATGCACTGTTGGCGCTAGTTAGGGCGTTAGAAGCGCTTGTAGCCGCGCTAGAGGCACTTGTAGCGGCAGAGGCAGCACTTGTAGCAGCCGATGCTGCTGAGGTTGCTGCAGCCGTTGCTGAGCCTAGGATGCTATCTACGTAATCCTTAGGGGTAGCAGAGGATGAAATCATACCTGCGCTAGACAGACCTGTGATTACTGGTGAACCTGATATTACAGGGCTTGTCAAGGTTTTATTAGTCAGGGTTTGGGTTGCTGAATCAAGGACTACGGTACCTGTTGTGTTAGGCAGGGTGATTGTATTGTCCTGTGTTGGGTCAACTACAGTCAGGGTAGTCTCGTGAGCATCAGCGGTAGAGCCTTCAAAGACAATGCTTGCCTCGGCACTAGGAGTGCCGGTAAAGGTTGGATTAGAAATTGTTGGGCTGGTAAGAGTCTTATTGGTCAGAGTTTGTGTCTTAGCTGTACCAACTACATCACCTTCGCCAGAGCTAATGCCATGCATTGTGTGGCCTGTACCACTACCATCATTGTAGTAGGCAGAAGCCTCGGCATGTAGGTTAGCATCACGGAAGTCACGACCAATAGCCATGTGACGCACTACCGCACCGGCTGAATGTTCCTGTGCTGATGAGCCATCAATTGCGCGGGTGACTGTAAAGGTATTAGTGGCTACCGCCGTGGCATCTACAATTTCTTCAAGAGCTGTGTCTGGGTCAATAACCAATGTAAAGGTACGACCAGCTGGGATTGTCACACCGCCTAGAAGAGTTGTTCCTGAAACAACTGTCATCGAGGTTGCACCTGATGTAATTGTTCCAGTCAGCGTACTCTGCTGGCTACGGGACGAGTATTGGCGTGTTGTCATTTATGTTCCTATCGGCTGTAGTGAACTCGGGTTGGGAATTGACCCTGGAAGGCTGATATTTCTTCTTTAAGTCTTTGTTGATAAAGTGCGAATATTTGACGAGCAGCGGAGTTGGCAGAGCCAAAGGAGCGCTTAGCATCAATCTCATCTGCCTGTGGGCTGATTTGAGATGCACGAGCTGGGTCTAGGTAAGTCAATAGTCGGTATGCTGCGCCCAGGATTACAACATCACGAGCGGTCTCAGAGTACCCTGTTGTGGTGGTAAACACATCTGTGCTGTTTGACATGGCCTGTGGCTGTACTACATAGTTAACCTTGACTGTACGCCCAGCTGTGATGTAATCACCAATTGTAACTGTTTGAGCTCCGGCACCCCAGGTGCCCGTGTCTGCCTTAGAATCAAATGTCCAGCGACGTACATTAATCCATTCCTGGCTAGGACCAATGTCCTGCCATGACATGGTTAGAATGTTTTCAATATTAAGTGGGTTGCCATTGCTGTCAGTTAGTTCGTAAGTTGTGACAGATGGGTTGAACACAAATGTTGTTTGACCAATAACCATAAGCTGTGTGCCCATGGCACGGATAGTGTCGTTGATGGCACGCTTAACTACATAGCGTGGGAAAATTGGGGAGATGGTAACTTTGGTATCGCCAATATGTGTAGCAGCTTGAGAGCCTAGATAGCCACGGCCATAAGGCGCGATGGTGGCTGTATTGCTAACACGGTCGAAGGAGGATACCCACATAAGCTCCTCGTCAACTTCAATTACACCTTTGCCTAAGTCTTGAGTAGAGCCTAGGCTTAGCACTGTCGGAGAGGAGCTAGGAGAAGTTAATGTGGTAACTGGAGCAGTAAGATAAGTACTTCTATCTTGTTGATAGGTATAGCCTGAGAGATTAACTAATGTCTCATCAATCATTTCACTAAGTGTTGTCACAGGTTAATGCTCCTTAAAGCGTCAGTCGGTGATAAGTTCGTTGTTCCTGCAAGTTCATTACAGATTCCGCCAAGAGCTTTATAGTTGTTCGGCTGACGATTGGCATCTGCTTTTTTATTCAAGGCAGCAATCAAGGCTAAGCCTGTAGTTCCTGCATAAACGTTTGCAGCCTTAGTAGGTGCTACGTAATTTAGAATAGATGGATAAGTGCCACCATTAGCTAAGCGATTTAGCTCGCTAGTAAATGAACTACCTGCTGTGCCTGTTGCCATTATCTATACCTCGAAGTTTTCTTTGCTATTGATTTAGGTTGCTTAGAGAACTGCTTACCCTTGCGTAAGTCTTCGCGCTTCTTTGCTGATGTCTTAGCGTATTCAGAAGCTGACAACTTCTCACGTGCTTTCTTGGGAAGATATCTTTCCCCTGTGGCTTTGTCGCCTTGGGTGCTAGGTTTACCTGACTTGGTACCCCAGTCTTCCTTAGTCCACTTGCTTAAAGATTTTTGTTTGCTAGTCTTACTTCCAGAGTAACCACCACCAGCTTTCTTGTATTCTTGCGCTACAAGTTGTGCCTTGCGAGCTGACCATTGCCCGGGCTTACCGCCCTTGCTACTGGCCATAACTTTCTTTTTGATTCGCTCACGAAGTTCAGGATTGGTGTATGCCATTACCACTTTACCTTGTCAGCCCAATAAGCGGCTGACATCTTTCCTTTAGCAATGTTCTTTGAATGGCGTGCCTTAAATGATGCACGCTTCTTTTTCATTCTGTCAGACTCTCCAGCTTTAGGAGCACCAGCAGTCTTAGCGCCTTGCTCACCGAAACGAATAGTCTTTACTTTGTCCCCTACTTTAGCCACAACTACATGTGACTTGGTCGGGTGATTAGGAGTGCGCTTAGGTTTATTGAAACCTGAAACACCGGCTCTCTTAAGCCTTGGGTCCGCTTTCTTTTCCATACTCACCATACTTTCCTAGTACCTTTTGAATTCTACCGTCTTTGCGAAGGCGCACCACATATCCATTTTTAATCTGAACTGGGTTAAAACCATGATGCGCCTTGCCCTTACCTGACGACATTATCGGTTCTTGATTCCGAACATACCACCTGCACCGCCGCCTGACATGCGGCCAATGCGGGTTACTCCAGCCTTGACTGGATTGCTATCTACTTTTACTACCTTTGGAGTTTTACCACGTAGTTTCGCTCCATCATTCTCTGCTTTAATTTGTTTAGCTCCCATGCGTGCAGCATTACCAGACTTAGCCTGCTGAGTTGCCCACTCGGAGAATGCATTGTATATATTCTGTGGCTGTGTCTTGCTTGCTACAGTTGGGCGCTTTCTTACTGTTGCCATTTACTTGCCCTTCTTCTTACGAGCCATACCTGCCTGAGACAGAGCAATGGCAATAGCCTGCTTGCGGTTCTTTACTACCTTGGCTTTCTTTGGACCCTTCGGGTCCTTGCCTGCATGTAATGTGCCAGCTTTGAACTCACGCATTACTTTAGAAACTTTCTTTTGCTTAGCAGTCTTTTTCATTTCTGCTTGCCCTTTTTATTGTAGCGTCTACCTTGTAGTAGAGCTCCTAGGAATTGGCCTTGTTCTGCCTGTTGCTTCTTACGAGCAGCTACTGCTCTTTGATTAGCACCAGGACCTACTGCTGCGTCAGCATCAAATGACTTACGCCAAGCATTGACAAACTGGCCGCCTTCTTTGAATAAATTACCGAAGTAATTGTCATCTCTTTTGGCCATGATTACTTCTTCTTACCCATCTTCTTCATGGCTGCCTTCTTAGCTGGTGCCTTCTTCTTCATCATTTTCATCTCTTCAGCCTTAGCCATCTTCTTGCCCTTAGCTGTGTATGGGAATTCTTTCTTTCCTACCTTTGGCATATTATACTCCTAGTTCTTTCATTACCGCTGCTGATTGTTTGTTGATTGCTTTAGCTGGTGGCATCTTACCGGCATCATATGGCCGACCTAATGTCTCACTAGCTTTTACTGCTTCCTGAATCTTCTTCATTGAAGTTCCAGAAGGCTGAATGCCTTGGGCTCTAGCCTCTTTGTAGGCATCCAATTCTTTGTTGAACGCTTTGTTCGGCATCTGTTTCCGACTGTCAGCGTCTCCTGCGTTCATCTGTATGCTTAGGCCTTTACACCCAAAGCAGCCGTCCACCGGCTCAGGATGATATTCCCAATGTTTCATAGTGCTGTAAAGTTCTCCGTTGTAACTCCGACGTTACCGTTGATAAGTGCCTCACGGGTTGCGTCATCCACTTCGTATGAATATCCACCACGATATACAGCTGGATAAAAATCCAAGTCGTCATCTACAGGATAGCGAATCTGTGCATATCCTCCGGTAGGCTTTTGTACAATTGTAATACCTCTGTCAATTTTATAGAAGTAAAACAAACGGTGCTCACCAGCAGGCCCTTCCTCTACGGTTGGGGTTTTAAATAACCAGGTTGTCATAAGTCCCTTTCTAGTGAACTCACCCCGAAGGGTAGGTTTCAAGGCCTACCCCGCAGAGTCAATCAACTAGAGAGCAGCGATTGAGGAACCAGAGGTGATGCGATACAATGCCTCGTCGCGGTAAACTGCGAAGCCTAGTACGCCGTACCAGCCCATTGGGCGGAAGCGCATCAACTTGTCAGTTACGTTACCGATAACGATGTGTGGCTCTTCAGCAACGGCTTCTGCCATAGCCTGAGCACCGCACACGATTGTGTCGAATACACGAGTTACTGGAGTTACAGTTACAGTTGTGGTTGCAGTAACTGCACCGGTGTTAGCTGTATCTACAGTGAAGGTTGTGGTTGAGCCAGAGGTGGAGATTGCAGTAATCTTAGCACCTGAAGCGATACCAGTTCCAGCAATCTTGTCGCCAACCTCAGCACGGGTTGCGATAACAGCAGTTGAAGCAACACCGAAGGTGAAGCCAGCTGATGTACCAGCAACGGTTACAGCGGTTGTAGCAAGAGGAGTCTGGTCTGCACCTGACTTAGCATTGTACAAACGTGGTGACTCTACGAAGAATGCGCCTTCGTAATCTCCGATTTCTCCTGCCCAAATCTTGTCTGCAGCTGGAGATGTTTGTGCATGTACGAAGTTCCAGCCCATGTTTCCGGTTTCTGCACGAAGGTCGTGTGAAACTTCTGGGTGGATACCTGTCCAGTATAGTGAGCCACGGCGAGCCTTGGCCTTGTTAGCGCGTAGCTTAGCAACAGCGCGACGGATGTCAGCTGAATCGATTGTATCAGCAGCATCTACGTTAGCAACAGCAGTTGCGTTTCCAGCAAAGATGTTGTTTGAACCGGAGCGAAGAGTTGTCATAGCAACTGCATCGATGGAGTCAGCTAGGTTGTAAGCAATGATGTTTGCAATAGCTGGGTCTACATCTGCAAGTGAGAACAACTCAAGTGCACGGGTTACTAGAACTGCATTTCCGTACTCGTTTAGAGTTACGGTTACAGTTGTAGGTGTTGATAGAGAAACTGCATCTGGGTCAGTTGTCTCTGTTAGTGTACCAGTTACCTGGTCCAAATCGACGTACTTCTGTAGTACAACGGTCTGGCCTGGGATAGCTTGACGGGCAGGACGCTTATCTGCGACAGAACGAATTAGTGGTTCTGAACGGAGAGCGAACTCGAGAAGACGGTCATACGCCTTCTGTACGAGACCTGCGCCACCAACGGAACCGCCGAGCGAGGTGCTCGCGGTTGACGTATATTGGTTTGACATTAGTTTTAGTCTCCTTGACTATGAACGGATTATTGTTGTGATTGAAGGATTGACAATAGTTCTTCAGCAGAACCTGCCTGATTCAGACGTTGGTCTAAATCTAATCCTCTATCAGGTGTCAGTGCACCTTGTGTTAGGAAATCTTGCTGGCGTAGCCGTGCAAGGTCCTGTTGACTTACTGGTGCTTCGTCAGCTACCTTGAGTCCGAACAAGTCTGCGTTATCATCGAGCCAGTGCGATACTGTCTCCTCGTTAACTTCATCCAAGTCCTTCATTACAAGGCGTGCAGCTTTTTCGTTGACACCCTTTTTTGCTAGGACATTCTTGACAATCTGCTCACGCTGCGACTTGGTAAATGTCTCAAGCTGCTCTGTGAGTTCTTTGATACGTTTTTCATCTGCTCTCTTGGCTTTGCGTAACTTCTTTAACAAGTCACTTCCATCGAGCTGAGGCTCGTTATCTAGGTCATCGTCTTCGTCGTCCCAGTAGTTGTTGCTCATAGCAACCACCCTTTCTATTCGTTGTTAGTTCGCAGGCCTCATAGCTATTCGGGGAAAATAGTATGGCTCCTACTATCGGTCTATTACGCTGGCGGGGCCGACCGGTCCGCTCAGGATTCTAGAATTGGCCGCCTACTTGGCTGCCTAATGAGCCTCTGGCTGTACCAGAAGCTCCTGAGAACTCAGCAAGTTCTCTTTGAGTTAGTCTCTGACGCTTACGTTGAGCTGATGCAAGGGTATTAAATACTTCCTGCTCTGCTTCTTTCAAGCCGTAAGTCTCCATCGTATCTCCATAGATTGAAGATAGTTTATCAGCTGTGGGTAGGATGTCAGCAATTGTTGCATAACCCTTTTGTGCCTGAGCCTGGGTAATACCCTGTGCAGCAAGCTGTTCAGCAACTGGAGCTCCTACATCAATTCCCTGTAGCTTACCTGCAGCACCAATCTCAGCTGCTGCTACCTGACGCTCAATCCTCTGGAACTGTTGGTTCGGGTCAAGGACATATGCTACTAGGTCATTCTGCCCAATACCATAGAAGTCACGAAGAGTCTTGGTAATAGCTGGGTCAGCATTCTGTACTCTTTGTACAGCTGTGGCCACACGCTGAGATAGCTCAGATGGTGACATGTCGTTACTAATAAACTGAGAGACATAGGCATCTGTATCGAACTGATTCAAGCCATATGCTCGTAATGTTTGTCGATAACTATCTTCTAGGTTTAAGTAATCAGCAGGGCTGAGAACCTGTAAACCCTTTTTCATTCTCTCTTGATTAGCAGCAAAGCGACGCCTATAGTCATCTGTTTCTTGCAAGGCTAATGTAATTGTTGACTCTGTAGCACCCTCTCTCGCTAGGCGAGTGATGGTAGGAATCAAACCTTGTAAGTTGTACTTATTAAATCTATCTGTCAGGGTTGCGATGACTGACTCACGCTGCATGTTCAATGCTTTTTCTGCAGCAGCCTGTTGTTCAGTATACATCTTGACAGCCACATCAGCTGCAGTAGGCTGTCCTATAACAGTTGCAAATGGACCTGGTACGGTTGTGGGAACATTGCCAGCTACGTTTATGTTAGCATTGGCTGCAGCAGCTGTAGCTATATTTTGTGCTGCTTGAGCTTGGGCTGCAGCATTTGCTGCTGCTTCCTGTGCTGCTTTCTGTGCTGCTTCTGCTCTAGCATTTGCTTCAGCTAACGCTCTGTCTGCTGCCGCCCTAGCATCTGCGCTAGCTTTTGCTGCATCTGCAGCTGCTTTTTCTGCTGCTGCTCTTGCATCAGCTAATGCTTTATCTGCAGCAGCTTTAGCCGCCGCTGCTTCTGCTGCAGCTTTTTCCGCTGCTGCTTTTGCGGCAGCTTCTTGCGCTGCTAATTTTGCTGCAGCTTCCGCTGCTGCTTTTTCTGCAGCCTCTTGTGCTGCCTTTAGTCTGGCTTCTACTGCAGCTCTATCAACTTCTGACTGAGCTAAACTTTCCCCAATCTCAGCATTCTTTGCTTGCTCTTCAGCTACACGTAAAGCATTTTCTGCTTCTTTTGCGGCTTCGGCTGCTGCTGCGTTAAATGCAGCACCACTGCCTACAGTTGCTTTAATTTCATTTACTGCATTTTCAGCAGCTGATAATGCTTGATTTGTTCTTGCTTTTGTAGCTGCGGTTTCAGCAGCAGTTCTTCTGCGAAGAGCGGCTCTTTCTCTAGCCGTCATTCTACTAGGGTCTAACTCAGAACCACTACGTGTTCCAGCACCTGTTTCGGCGTCGCTATCTAGCATTATGTCGCCGGGTCTGCCTACGATTCTCATTAAATAAGACCCCAATCACTCATAACCTTATAAGAAAGATTATCAATAGTAGTTCTAGCGTTGTTAGTTTTCTCCCACTCAGGAGTCATACGAAGCTCACGCTCGAACTGCCATAGTGGTTTAACTGCAGGCTTACCATCTGGACCCACGTTTTGTAATGCAGCACGAAGTCTCGGGTCTTGGTATGTAATAGAGTCTGGGTCAACCTCAAGTACCGAGGCGATAGCTCCCTTGTATGCTGAAGCTAAAGAGTCAATTGCAACTCCAGCTTTAATTTGTTCAGCATATCCTGGGAAAGCGCTAGCTGCAATATTGCGTACTTCATCCTGAATATCTTCAGTTGTGGTATTGCCGAGGAATAGGTCCTGTGACTTCTGGGCCCAATACTTATTGTCTAGATACTGACCAACTCCAAAAGAGTTGGCATAGGACTTAAGTGCCGAGGTATCACCAAGGACTGCTCCGCCGTAGCCAGTAACTAGATTAGAATTAACAATCAGTAGCTTAAGCTGATTCTCATCCATACCTGAATTATAGGCTATCTTAGCTAAGCCATCAAATAACTTGGCATCCATCTTTAAGCCAGAGGATACAAGGCTCTTACGTGTCTCTAGTTTATACTTGTTTAGAGCATCTAGATAAGCGCCAGGTTGAGACTGTTCAGCCATGATTCTAGCACGGGCTGTGGCATTGTTGTTCTTATAGAAATTGCTTGCAAGAATCGCAGCACGCATGCCGTCGATATCGCCAGCTTCCCATAGTCTCCAAGCTTCTTCTAGTTTGCTGTCGCCTAGAGTGGCTAGAGCCTGAAGCATTTGAACTTGAGCTGCGATATCAGGGTTTGATAAAGCGGCAGCTTTTAATACGTCAGCAGTGCTTGGTCCAGTTATGTTTACTGTAACACCTTCACCGCTACTATCAACCTGACTACCTGTGGTAATTGGGAATGCCATTAAATTCCACCTGCCATAATCTTCTGGAATAGGTCAAGGCCTTCGAATGCTTTACGACGTTCTACTAGCTCTGGAGTCTCTTCTTCAAACTTCTTGCCAAGCATAGACTCAAACTTCTCTTGGCTAAATCCACCGGTAGTCTTAGATACATTCTCTAACTTACCAGTCTTTGGGTTACGGACTTGTTCAGTCTTTGTAAGTACACCCTTTTGAATAATCTTATCAGCCATGTCTAGGGCTTCTTGGAGCTCTGCATCATCTAGCTTCTTGCCTCTGTTCTTGATAGCAAAAGCTTGTGCAATTTCAGAAAGAGTTCCTTTGTCATACTCACGAATCTGACGCTGTGGAATATTGTCAGTAGCTGATGCGCCCTGCATTGACATATTAAGAAGTTCGTATGGGGTAATCTTTGGCCCACTGCCACCTCTGTAGATTTCAGCTGCTTGGTCTACGATATCTTTCCATACTTCATAAGCACCTGGCTTGCCAGCATTGGCACGGCCCATAAGTTGGAGATAGGTCATTACCTGATTCTGAGTGCCCGGGTTTGACCAAAACTCACTATAGATATCTTCTTTAGGTTTAGTATTAACTTCTACAATTTTAGCTTGTCCGCCCATACCTGCTACATCAGAAGCACCAGGGGCCATCGTTCTAGCTGGAGCCTTCTTGCCTTTCTTGGTTACCTTCTCGCCTAGGTAAACATTTGCGCTTCCCGTGCCGCCACCCATGGCGTATGCTGCGCTGAGTGCGGCAATAGCCTGGTCTCTTGTAACACCCATAGCTTGCATAAATGCTTGTATAGCTGCCTCATCCATTACTTGCCAACTCCTAGGTATTTATCGTATATAGGGTCCTGGTCTAAATATCTATCATATAGGTCCGAAAACCCTATATCCTCGCCCTTTAGGCGAAGAGCTACTGCAGACATTAGTATCTTTAAATCAGCATTTTCTCTAGCGTTGATATCTTTAGAATTACGTAGAGCTAGTCTTGAAGCTACAAAGCCACGCATATTAAGATACGCAATTACAGATTTCCAAGTACCACTATCAGCATTGTCCTCCATGAATGTAGGATTGCTGACAATCTTTTGTAGTCCCTGTACAAATCGGGTAGTCTTTGTGCCATCTCTGTCTAGATAATCTATATACCAAGCGCTTGGCTCACCTGTAGGCTTACCAGTTACAGGATTAATCTTGCTAGCCAGGGCTTGAACTGTGGCAGTCTTTAACGCTTTCAAATCAGAAGCTCCTGCAGCATCTAATGATGATAGCTTGCGACGACGTAATTCTACATCGATATAGCTTTGAATCCTGCGGAACTTTACCCAACCTTCACGGGCCTGATTACGCTGAATAGCTTCCTTGGGGTCAACTGCGCCACGGAATCTCTCTGAAGTTCCTGGAGATATAGCTGTCTCTTCTTGCCACCAATATGCGGTAGGTGAGAATGCTGACTTCTTGGAACCGCGAGTAATTAAACCTACCAAAGAAGGATTTAAGTCTTTAACTTCTGAAATCAAGTCTGCATAGCGCTGAGCATTCTTAACATCTGTCATTGTTGCTGCGGAACCAGTTCTATTCTCTGATAGAGAAATAGCAAAGCTAAAGAATTCAGGGTAATCTTCCATGAATTTCTGGTCAGCTTGTACGCCATACTTGTCGTTATACTGACGGTACTTCTCAATGTAGATACGGTATGGACTCTGGAACTGAGGGGCAAATGGAAGAATCAAGTTAGCCCATGTACGTGTATTGTACAGAGCATCAGTCATCTTCTTGATTTCTTTGTCACTCTTGAATGGAGTGCCGTTTTCTTTAGCCTTCTGCTGTTCGGTCAGCCAGATTGTAGCAAACAATCTAGCATACGCAGGGCTATCCATACCCTGAGCGCGTTCTACCTGACGGCGTAACCATGTAGGAAGGAACTGTTGAACTGAGGTATCTGGTCCATATGGGAATGCCCAACTTAATACGGCATCTGTATCAGGTGCCATCTTGATTAGATAAGAAGCAGGCAATGCAAAGTAAGGTCCAACACCTAGACTGAATGGATTGCCCATAAAGACTACGTCGATAGAGCGCTTACTAATACCGACTTGTTCCATGCTCTTTAAGCCTTCGCCAATAAGCGGTAGCTTCTTCATTGATTCAGGAACCTGCAACCATATAGTTTCATTACCATCTAGGGTTGTATATGGTGGTACTGGATTGCCTTCTTCATCTGTAATAAGTCCTGCGCTGTTAGGAGCATACCATAGTGCAGCTGCACGGGTGAAGATATAAGGCTTTTCACTAGCAATCTTTAGCCAAGTCTTAATAGAGTTCTCTTGTGCAGAGAAGAATGGGGCAATAAAGCGTAAAGCTTGCGCTAAACTTGTGCGACGCTCTACGTTATAAAGGATTTCCTTTACTCCCTTTAGGGCATCAGCTCTCGCACCAGCTTCAATATTCTTTTGAATCTCACGGAACTCGTCAGCTGTAAAGCTCTTCTTATTTAAGAACTCATATGTGGCAAAACGTTTCTGTGCGGAGCGGCGGTAAATCTCATCAAACAATGGGTTACGTGCCCAGGCATCTTCAGGCATTGAGCCAATAATCTTAAATGCCTTATTGATAGCACGCTTAGTCCAGTTAGCACCCTTGCGGTTAATGTTCTCCTCAAGTAGGAAACCATGAACTGTAGGTAGTTTAGCTGGGTCTTTGATAGCCTCGCGTAGGAACTGAGGGGTTACAGCTCCAGCCTTAGCTAACTCATCTGATATACCACTGCCTGATGGCATGTAGTTATCCATAAAGCTCTTTACTGTAGCTACATACTCCAGAGATTCTTCTCTAGATAATCCTAGGCGTGCACGTAGTTTACGTCCATCATCTGTAGTCTCTAGCCATCTTGCCACAGAAGTCACATCTTCGCCGGGTATGAGTAGCTGCTTAACTACAGCAGAGTTTCCAAATGCTTTATTAATAGCATCTGACCATTCCTTGTAGTAGTTATCCATATCAGGAGTAATCTTGCCACGGGTACCAGATGCAAACTTAGCACCATAAATGTTAGCATAGTCATCTAGTATGCGTGACATTACACGCTCAGATGAGTTCAAGGTGCGGAACATGTCGCCCAGTGGGCCACCAAAGCTACCATGTACAGTAAACTGTGAGCCATCTGGGCTCTCATACATAGACGATAACTTGAAGTCCTCTTGTCCAAGAGTCTTCTTTTGTGTCTTTAACTTTGCTTTTTCTAGAGCTGTCAAAGAGTCACTATTAGTCTGATATACTGCAGCCTTAGCGTCATACTTAACCTTTTCAGCTACAAGCTGTGCAGTTAAGTCTGGGTCATCTGGTGACTTCTCTAGCTGCTTTGAAATCTTCTTAATATTAGCTTCATGCTCGGCCATCTCAGCTCCAGCTTTTTGCATGCTGGCTTTAATCTCACCATAAGATGACGGCTTCAAGCCTTTACGGTAGTTGCCAATGTTATCGATTAAACGAGCACCCTGATTGTACTTATTCTCAACTAGGTTCTGCATGCCCTTGCCCATATGGCGCATGGTAGTCATGGCGCCGAATACAGACATAATACGTAGCTGTGAATCTAGGGCGTTACGTACAGGGTAACCAACACGTAGAAGTACAGAAGCTTTCCATAGGTCGTTAACAGCCTCCAGTGCTTGGATGCTGCTACCATAGATTTCGTGTAGAGTCTTGAATGCACCTTTATTAGAGCTGATTACTCTATCGATTAAATCAAAGTCAGCAATAGGGTAGAAGTTGGCTGTCTGTGATTCAAACAAAGCAGCCTTTATGTTGGTATCGGTGATGCTGTCGTAGACATAGCCGACTTCTTTCATCTCTCTCAAGAAGCCATTCTTTAGTGCCTGGTGATGGTTCAACAAAGTCTTTACTTCATCAACAGTTAAGCCGTGCTTCTTACCAATAGCGGCAAAGCCGGCCTCTTCTAAAGCTACTAATATATCAAACTTAGCTTCAGGTGATATTGCTGCACCATAGCGAGATAGGAAAGATGCTGCTACATCAGAGCCAACAAGTTCTTTGTCAACTAATCTATTAAGAGTTGCTGTAACTTCCTTGATTGAGTCACCCTCATTAAGATTTGCAAGACCTGAAGGAGTTTCTTTGCCAAGAGTAGATACTTTGTAGTACATACGATGGAATGGGGTAGGCTGATAAATCTCCATCGTAGGTTCAATTATAGCTTCGTCAACTAGTCCGGCTGTACGAGCAGTAGCAATCTCTCGGTTGAAGCGCTGAGATAGCCCAGTTGCTACACCTTCAGTCATTGGTGCAACTTCTGATACGCCCATTAGGGCTGCGATGTACTTGTCATGCTGAGCATAGATGCGAAGGAACTCGGTATCCGCTGCGATTTCTTCTGGAGTTCTCAAGTAAGACAGCGGAAGCATGTCTTCATCTTGTGTTCTTCCTAGAACTCTTTCATCACGAAGTAAAGTCTTTAGCTCACTGCGTGTAAGTTGTCCATTTGCAATACTGATAGGCTCAGCAATATCTGGACGCTTCATAGCATCTAGCTTTTCTACGGAACTTGAATCGCCAAGAAGAGCTTTCATTGTATAAAGAGCTTCTTCTTTTGTGCTAGCTTGTCCTAGTAGGTAGGACGATACGCCAATATTATTACCAGCTTGTACCCAAGGGTGCTTCTGTGCCCACAAATCTGAGTTAGCAGCAAAATCTTCACCCATCTTAGAGTATTTATTGTTCTTGCCAGCTAAAGCTTCATCGATTCCCTTGATTGCCTCAATTGGGTCATCAGGCGTACGTAGTGCTTGTACACCTTTACCGCCGATTAGTGATACGTCAAGTCCTACTTGCTTCCAAAAGTCAAGTGTTCCAGACATAACACCACCATAAAGCGAATCTTTAAATCCTTTTTGGCGTTGCTCTGCGTCGAAAATATCAAAGTCTTCTTTAAGTATTAATGGAAGATTTTCTTCAGTGCCAGTTAACTTAGCATACTGCTTCCATCCATAGCTCCATGGCAGCATCTCTGCGTATGCTTGACCAAGAGAAACATCGTTACGAGCTTCCCAAGCTTTCTTCCAGCCTGCAATGTTCTCTTCTTTTGTTTGTGTACCAAGAGATACTTCTTCGCCAGCCAAAGCTAAAGCAGTAAGAGGCTCCCAAATAATGTTCTTGTTGGTCTGATAGATACCAGCAACTAGTCCACCAACTGGTCGACCAAGATTTTTACCGAAGTCTAAGCTAGCCTGACGCAAGGTATTAGCAACACCATTGAATTCTTCTCTGTCATTGTACGGCGCAGTGCCGACATCCCAGATAAACTTATAAGGTGCTATGGCTGCTAGGCCGACATCTTTAACCCAGTCGGTTGCACCTTTAGCAAATCTTCCAACATTATCCCATACACTCATTGAGCAGTCTGGCGCAACAATAGAGCAATTACGTCACGCGTCTCCTGTGATGTGGTAGGTAAGCTCACGATATATTCTAATGGTTGTGCATATGCTTGAATGGATGAATTAAACATTTTGTCACCCTCAGGCTGTGGTGGAAGCGTTAAAGCTTCAGGGCCGGGGCCACCAGGTAATGTTGTGCCAGCCTGAATTGGCTCTTCTGGTAGCGCTGTAGGCGCTGTAATTGGAGTTACTGGTGCACCACGTCCTAAACTTATAGCTGAAGTTCTAGGCATACCAGCGCTAGCAACAGCTGGGGCAGTAGTCTTAACTCCACCACCTGCAACAATCTGTTGCGACAGAGCTCGATTCTCTCCGGTAGGTAATCCTGACATGCGAAGCTGTTGTGCTTTAGCTGTCTTCTTTGCAGCAGAACTGCCAGATTGACCATTACCACCCATAGGTGAAACACTCATCGGATTATTCTGAGGAGCTGTTGGCCTGAAGCCACCACGATTTTCAACTGCCATTATTCCTCATCCTCTTCAAAATCATCTAATGGATTTTTAATTGGGTCTTTCGGGTCAACTATCCAATCAGGATAGCTGGAACGGTCCATTGCAAATGCCATAGCTGTTCCTTCATCAAATCCAGCACGTACGCAAGCATCATAAACTTCTTTAGCAGCAATAGCCCAGAAATCAATTTTAACTAATACTGGTTCTTTAGTAGTCCTTCTGCGCTTTGCTTGAGGCTTAGCCTTCGAAGCTTTTTTGCGTTGCTGAGGCATCGTTCCTCCTATATCGTTTTATTGAATACTTAGGTACTTATTAAAGCTGAGCTCCGCCGGTTAAGCTTGATAGTAAGCTCATCACATCTGGTGCTCCACCTTCTGGAGGAAGAGCGCCTCCTGCCAATGCGCCGGGAGCAGGGGACGGTTGCTCAACCATTGGGGCACCAGCAGGAGGAACCTGTTGTTCAGGCACAAAGATTTCTTCAATAGCATCTTCGATTGCTTGTCCCTTTTGTCGAGCTTTAATCACCTGTGCAATCTTAGCAACAATCTGGCTAGCGTCTCCGCCTTGTGATGCAATTGTTGGAATAGCCTGTGTGTACTGTTGCAAAGCTGTAAGCAAAGCAGCACGCATATCTTCAATTTCAATCTTCTCAACTTCTTGGCTAACGTTTACGCTGAACGGTAATTCACGCATAGCCATATCCTTGGAGATAAGTTTACCACCAAGTGCTTGTAGCATGAAGATAAGACCCTGTGCTGGGTTTAAGCCTGCAAGCATACCATAACGTACATCAGCGCTATAGTCACCCTTAATGTCCTTTTTAGGGTTATAGGTGATTTCGTATGGAGCTCCAGCATCTACACCACGAATGGTCTTCTCTGCTGGGAAAATCTTTTCATCAACTTCAAAACAGATTTGGATTGTATCACGGAGGGCGCTGGCGAAGATTGCCTGTGCGGATTTGACCTGGGTATCGAATGCACCCATGAGAGCCTGAACGCCCTGACCCGTGACAATCGATGCGTTGACGTTACCTGTACGGCTCTCTGGATAGCGAGCACCAACGCGTAGTTCTTGATTAAGAAGTGTTTGTTCTGTAAATGCACCTTGTGGTATTGTAAGTTCTACACGACGTACACCTGTTGGGTTTGATGTACGGATAACCGCATCTCCACCAAGCTGTAGCTCTTGCACATCCTGAGGCAGTACGATTGGAGACTGTACAGATTTCTCTGCAGCTTCCATTGCAAGCAACGCGAAGCGGTTGCGTAGCAACTGAATACCTAGGATATCATCGAACTGTCCACGCATCTCACCATCGATAGATGGCTTACGTGCTACAACAATCATCATCTTACCAAGAGGATTCTTGACAGTTGACAATACAAGGTTGTTCTTATCTGGTAAATAAATTACTGATTGGTCTTTGTCATAGTAGCGAACCATCTCAATCAAAGAGTTTAGGTCCTGCTTGTATCCAAGTCCACCAAGTAAGGAACGCTCATATTCAGGGAACTGAGCAACAAGTTCGCCTAGCGTTAATTGATAACGCTTCGCAAATGCGATGCAACGACCATAGCGGTCGAACTCTGGGTAAGCACCCACTGGGTTTTCTAGGCGAATACGAGGTAGCTTAGCTTCTGCATCTAACTCAACAACAAATGGCAAGAAGCCGTAGGTTAGATACCAGTCCGCTCCCGAATACATCTGAACGGATAGGTCAGAGTGAGCAAAATAATTACTAGCAATGCGAGTACGCTTATCAGCAAAAGCGCGAGCACGGTCGCTCGTTTGGTTTGCTGCGGAGCAGTTGACGGCCGGCAGAGGTGCCATAACTTCAGATAAGTCTCTAGCAACAATGTCAATAAAATTCGCAACGACATTGGCATCTACTCCATCTGGAAAGAAGTCAGGATATACGCTAGCAATCTGGCCTTTACGGACAGCAAGGACGTCAAGGTTGCGTGCGTCCCTGTCTGCATTACGAAAGCGTAGCGAGTCAACTCGCGCTGCAATCTGTTCAATAGATAACATTTAGTTCCTATCCGTAAGTTTGTTGCCATTGCTCAGCAATAGCTTCATCTAAGTTAATCGAGAATCGTCTCTCTGTTTGTGCTCTAGTAGCCCAACGGTTTTGCATCCATTTGGCTGACTGGGAACTCTGTTGCATTAGCTCGCGTACACGAATCACTGCGAACCATAAAGCCATCACGCAGTCTGTTGCGTTTCTTGTGTCAGGCTTCCAAGTGATTAGTTGCTGAACAAGAGCCTTAAGTCCCTCACTACCTTCGTTAGAAGGCAGTTCAATTATGTTGTTGTCTTGGAATCTTCCATCTCTAAGAGTGCCAAAAAGACCTGCCATAGAAGCCACACCGAAGCTAGTATCCCACTTATTCTTACCAGTGAAGTGAGAGTTAAGCTGACAGCCGTACATCGAGAGCCAGCCTCGTAGTTCATCGTCGAGTGCGTATGCTTTCTGGTGTGCGTTGATTTCAATTCGTAATTCCTGAGGCTTGTACTTTGGTACCCATTCTTCAATCAGGGCACGAATCTTCATAGGTGTTGGGTCAGTCATGTTGATAGCATCTAAAATATAAATCATGCTATCAGCACGGTTATATGTCAAGACCACCGCTGCCGTGTTCCCCGTCATCGCAGGGTCTAGACCAATAACCGTATAGGTTGATTCTAAATTCTTGGGATGACCCGGAGCACCTGGCTTAAGCGGTCCGCGCTTTCGCATACTGTTGACACATCCTGCAACTGCTGCTGGCGGAAAGATTGCGTCTTCGACGACGTCTTCTTGTTGATATACCATTGCCCAGACAGAAGGCGCCACTTCGCTTCGTCTAGTGAAGAGAGCTCCCCCGTCCCATTTGGGGTATAGTCC